TTTTGGGATGCTAGACCCACAGCAGCCGCAAGGCCAAGCCGAGGAGCCTAGAGAGGAAGTTCAGGAAGAAGAAGTCCTGGAAGTCCAGCCCGAAGAAGACGAGCAAGGCGAGGAAGTCCAAGAGGAAGTTCAAGAAACCCCTAAGTACCGAGTCAAAGCTGGTGACGAGGAGATAGAGGTTGACCTTGACGAACTCATTAAGGGCTATTCCCGCACATCGGATTACACCAAAAAGACGCAAACTCTAGCGGAGCAACGCAAGGCTGTAGAGGCCGAGCGAGCCAAGATAGAGGAGGCCGCCAGACTTCGTGACACTTACGCCCAACGGCTGCAATTGATTGAGCAGATGCTCGCCCAACAGCCCGAGGAAGACATAACCGCCCTAAGAGATAGTGACCCCATCGGGTATGCCGTGAAGATGGCAGAAAAGATGGAGCGCGAAAAGCAACTTGCTGCGGTACGCGCAGAGCGCGAATCATTACAAGCCAGACAACAAGCGGAGCAACAGGAACGCTTGAAGTCCCATCTCAGCACAGAAGCGGAACGGCTCAAGGCCGCAATCCCAGACATTGCTGACGAAGTAAAAGGCGAAGTAATACGAAAGGAAATCAAAGACTTTGCTCGGTCTATTGGTTTCTCCGAGCAAGAATTAGCACAGGTCTACGACCATCGTGCAGTTGTCACTCTTTACAAGGCGATGCAGTACGACAGGCTGGCTAAGTCCAAGGTGCAGACCCAAAAGCGGGTCAATGAAGCACCCAAGACACTAAAGCCAGGAGTGTCTCAATCTCAGAACGACCCTGAGAGCGAGGCAGTTAAGCGGCAGCGCAAGGCTCTGAAGAACACAGGACGAGTCCGTGATGCTGCCAGTCTATTTGAACGATTCATATAAAGGATTAAATCATGGCAGTTCCCTCAAATACCTACCTCCGGTACACCTCGATTGGTGTTCGTGAGGACTTATCTGATGTTATTTATGACATCTCCCCCACCGATACGCCTATCATGTCGTCCATCGGTAAAGCCCGTGCAAGCCAAACCAACCACGAGTGGCAGACCGACAGCCTGGCCGCAGCTTCAGCAGGCAACGCCCTGATTGAAGGTGACGATGCTACCGCTGCTTCTCTGTCCCCCACGGTTCGTGTTAGCAACTTCACGCAAATCGTTGGCAAAACCGTCCAAATCTCCGGCACTCTTGAGGCCGTAGACAAGGCTGGTCGTAAGTCTGAGAAGGCTTACCAGCTTGCTAAGGCTTCTGCTGAACTGAAGCGCGACATCGAGGCAATCATCACCGCTAACCAGGCTAAGACCAACGGTACGGCTACCTCCGGTGCCCGTAAAATGGGTTCGCTCCTGTCGTTCATCACCAGCAACGTCTCCAAAGGCTCCGCTGGTACGAACCCGACCGGTGACGGCTCTGACGTTCGTTCGGACACCACGACCCGTACATTCCTTGAGTCGATGCTCCAGACTGTTGCTCAGTCCATTTTCAGCAATGGCGGAACCCCGAAACTCTTGGTTGTTCCTCCCGGACTGAAGGCCACGACCTCTGGCTTTACTGGCGTAGCCGCACAGCGTTATGTAACTGGCGCAGAACCCACGACCATCGTGGCTGCCGCTGGCGCATACCTGTCGGACTTCGGACTCATCTCCATCGTGCCTGACCGCTTTATGCGTACCACAGACGCGCTGGTGCTTGACCCCGAGTACGCAGCCCTGGCTTACCTCCGTCCGTTCTCAACGAACGACTTGGCTAAGACCGGCGACTCTGAGAAAACTCAGATTCTTGCCGAACTGACGCTTGAAGTTCGTAACGAGAAAGCACACGGCGGTATCTTTGACATCAAAGCAGCCTAAAGTGATGTAAAATCTGGGGTGGGTTATTCCCACTCCAGACTTACCATGAAACTAATCGCAATAGACGAATCAGCAGGGGAAACCCGCAAGTGGTATGCAGACGGTGAAGGTGGCCTAGTTATCCGGCACGAACAAGACGTTGCGCCAATACTAGAAGCCAACAAAGCCGCGTATAACCAAGTAGATGAACGCGCAAGGTGGGGTGATATGGCCCGTGTAGCCGAGATTCCAAACTCGGTTATTGCAGACTTAAATGCAAAGGGCATTATGAGAGGGTTTGTGGTGGTAGACCAAAAGCGTATGAAGGCTTTTCTAAACGACCCGGCAAACCTATATCTTAGGACTAGACCGGGAAGGGTTTAATGGGAAAAAAAAGTAGGAAGGAAAAAAAGGTAGCCATTTGTATCCCCAGTAGGGGCGAAATGGAGATAGGAACAGCGTTTGATTTGGCCGTGATGTGCGGATACGACTCACGATTTAGGCCAGGACATCAAGCGATTTACACGGTTGCCGGAACCCTGATATTTGACCAAAGGGAAAAGCTGGCAAACGAAGCCTTAAAAGAAGGCGCAGATTACATTCTTTGGCTAGACGCAGATATGCGCTTCCCGAAGAACACAATAGAAGTTCTGATGTCCCACAACAAGCCCATCGTTGGGGTAAACGCAACGACACGGGTTTTACCTGTACGCGGCACATCTAAAAACCTAGAAATAGACTTCGAGAACAAAGAGAATATCTGGCACACCGTAATGTCCAAAGACAAGCACGGACTAGAAATGGTCACGGCGGTTGGGTGCGGCGTGATGATGGTTAAGCGCGAAGTATTCGAGAACACACCAAAGCCCTGGTTCTGGTTTTACGAACTACCAGGCGGTAAATTACTTGGCGAGGATGTCCATTTTTGTGTCAAGGCTAAAGATGCTGGATTTGATACATGGGTAGACCACTCGCTGTCCAACGTGATAGGCCATGTCGGAAAACACACTTTCGGCTGGCAAGACTATGTAGAGAGAGACAATGGCACTAGCAACCTACAGCGACCTGAAAACAACGGTAGCGAATTACCTGGGGAGAAGTGACCTCACCACCCAGATTCCAGATTTCATCACTCTTGCCGAACTCCGCCTGTCACGCGACATCCGCACCCGCCGTATGCTCAAGACAGCAACGGCAACCATGACCGCAAACGATTCTACGGTAGGCCTTCCTAGCGACTTTATCGGTATAAGAGACATCTTTATAGACGGCACACCAAGATACACAATCAATTACCTGTCCCCAAGCACGTTCTCAAGAGACGCTAGGACAGCAACATCTGGACTCCCTACGTTTTACACCCTACGGTCTAATGAGTTTGAGTTCGCTCCCAAGCCAGATTCAGCATACACACTACAGATGCTTTATTACTTCAAGCCATCTGCCCTGTCTGACTCAAACACAACTAACGAATTTCTAGCCAACTATCCAGATGCCCTCCTGTACGGAACCTTGCTAGAGGCTGAACCATATCTTTATAACGATAACAGAACCGTTGTCTGGGCAAATCTCTATAACCAATCCATCAACAGCATCAACTCATCAGACGAGGAGTCAGAGTACGCTGGCGTTCCCCTTGTCATGTCCGTTACTAAGAGGTAAAAATGGCCGAATTTTCAAACTATCTTGAGAACAAGATTCTCGACCACGTTCTCAGAAACACATCTTATACATCACCCACAACGGTCTACGTTGGCCTGTTTACTACCAACCCAACCGATGCCGGCTCTGGTACGGAAGTGTCCGGCGGCGGATATGCCAGACAAGTCCTGTCCGTAACTACGTCCTCCGGTGGAATTGTAACCTCTAGCGCGGATGTCACATTCCCACAGGCCACGGCTAACTGGGGAACAATTACCCACATTGGCCTACTAGATGCCTTAACAAGCGGAAACCTGCTTATGCACACCCCGCTTACAACATCCAAGACAATTGAGACAGATGACGTTCTCAAAATCAACTCCGGCTCACTTACCGTCACACTAGACTAAATGTCCACAATCGTTACCAGAGCAGGCAAGGGTTCGCCACTTACCCATAACGAGGTAGATGCGAACTTTACAAACCTAAATACAGACAAGATTGAGTCTGGAAATACCGTTGCCACGCTAAACATTTTGTCTGCCAACATAGACGGCGGGACAATAGACAACACAGCAATCGGTAACACCACTCCCAACACAGGCTCTTTCACCCAAGTCAGAGTTAATCAGTCTTGGGATGAAGGCACAGGCAGACTCCAAGTAACCGGTCAAGCCGCTATTGAAGGCAACGCAGTTGCACAGGATGTGATTGTGCAAGGCGGGAATAACTTGTTGCTGAGAAGTCAAGAGTTTGATAACGCTAGTTGGACTAAACGGGGAACTGCAACTGTTACGGCAAATGCTGATACTGCTCCAGATGGAACTACTACTGCTGACCTTATTAGTGGTATTGGCGCCTCTGGTACTAACGATATGTTTCAATCATCAGCAAATATTGCTAGCGGAGTTGCGACTGCTCCTAGTTTTTACATTAAGCGAGTAAGTACATCAGGTACTTTAAGAGTCCAAAATCCGGGCAGTTCTTCTAATGGGGTGTGGCTCATTGATGTATCTTTACTATCGAATAACTGGGAAAGGATTACTGTTGGTCATCCAGCCTTAACAATTAACACAGCTTTTACTGGTACTGGTTCTGCAAACAACGGATTGCAATTTATTGCTACAGCAGGCGCACCGTTATCATTTTATCTCTGGGGCGCACAACTAGAGTTAGGCACAGTAGCCTCACCATACACGCCTACAACCTCTGCTGCGGTTACTACTACTAATGACATCCTAGTGCCTTCTGGTCAGGTTCAGACTGCTCTAGGCTCTGCATCTCTGCCGTCCTACTCAGCACTAGGTGATACCAATACTGGTATGTTCTTCCCTGCGGCTGACACGGTTGCTGTTGGTACTGGTGGGTCTGAGAGACTTAGGGTTGATAGTAGTGGTAGAGTAGTTGTTGGAACAACTGCGTCTACTTATGCTGGATACAACGCTCTTGTTACGGCTAATGCAAACGGCGGATTCTTTGTTAGTGATGGAAATCACCAAGCAATTCTGACTGCGAGCAGAGGAAATACAGGTCTCCCTTCTGTAGGGACGATGACCAATAGTAGTTTTAATATCATTACCAACGCAGCAGAGCGTATGCGTATCACCGCAGATGGTCAAATCACCGCATCCTCAGACGGCACAGCAGCAGCCCCAGTATTCTCACGCTCATCAGACCTCAACACAGGCTTATTCTTCCCTGCTGCGGATAACATTGCGGTAACTACTAATGGCTCTGAAAGACTACGTATCGACTCCAGCGGTAACGTTGGTATTGGTACGACTAGTCCAAGCACTTTTGGACAGTTTGTTGTTAAAAATAACCAACAGGCTGACACAGCAATTGTTGTAAGTAACGAAGGAACAGGTTCTTCGACCACTACAATGAGTTTTGTTTTAAGTGAAATTGGAACTCCGAATGGGTGGTTTAGACGTTACAGAGATGGGTCTGGGGCTACGGAAATTGGCTTTTCTAACTCGTTGTTGTTTACCGGAGCAGTAACTGGCACTAAAGCAGAACGTATGCGTATTGACTCCAGCGGTAACGTAGGTATTGGCATAAGCGCTCCAGAAGCACGTCTTCATGTTGCTGGTGGAAACATCCTTCTAAACAACAACCAATCTATACGGTTCAAAAATAATGCTGGAACGGATGAAAGTGTTTTAGGCTTATCAACTGCAAATAACCTTGCACTAAACTCTCCGACTGCAAGCGGAAGTATTCAAATTACTGTCCGAAGCGCATCAAACTCATGTCAATTTTTTGTTGGCAGTACAGAATATTTAAGGCTAACATCAAGCGGATTGTTTGTAGGTAACGGAGATACGTCTGCTACTCCTGCTAACGGTACAGTCTCAGGAACCAACGGCTCCGGCACAAACATCACAGGTGCAACACTAACCATCCAAGGTGGTCGTGGTACAGGTACTGGAGCAGGTGGGCCAATCGTATTTAGCACCTCTGCTGCTGGCACAACTGGCACTACGCTAAATGCGGCTACGGAGGTAATGAGAATTAACTCAGCCGGTAACGTAGGCATTGGCTTAACTGGGCCACAAGCAAAACTTCACGTTGTTGGTTCTCAAGCAATCGTTCAGTTTTCTGACGCTGCTTATTCCTTGTGGAAAGACGGAACACCAACTAAAGCGTGGAGATGGATTTTACAAACCAACGATATGGCGTTTGGTCACTACGATGGTGCTTCGTGGCTTGAGCGCATGAGGATTACCGAAACTGGCAACGTTGGAATCGGTACAACCTCACCAGGTTCTGCCCTAG